GAAATATAAGGATGAGTTATCTATAAATGGTGATTTGTCCTATTTAAATTTAGACTGGAAACCGGTGCCTATTATATCTAAGTTTGTTGATATAGTTGTAAATGGAATAGCTGAAAGAACTTATGATGTAAAAGCTTTTTCTCAAGATTCTTATGGGATGAAAGAAAGAACAGACTATATGGAATCTGTAATGAATGATATGGAGTTTAAAGAATTTGACAAATTTGCAGCTGAGAACTTTGGAGTTAACACTAGGGAGAGTGAAGAAAAAGAGATACCAGAAACTTCAGAAGAATTACAACTGCACATGCAGTTAACATACAAGCAAGCTGTAGAAATAGCGGAAGAGCAAGCTTTAACGGTTTTAATGGAGGGTAGTAATTACGAGTTAATAAAAAAACGTTTTTATTATGATTTAACTGTTTTGGGTATTGGAGCTGTTAAAACAAGTTTCAATACTTCCGAAGGTGCTGTTATAGATTATGTTGATCCGGCTAATTTGGTTTACTCTTATACTGAGTCACCGTATTTTGATGATATATACTACGTAGGTGAAGTAAAAACTATACCTGTAAATGAATTAGCCAAACAGTTTCCTCATTTATCAGAGTCTGATCTTGAAGATATTATGAAAAATAAATCTACCAATAGATCTAACTACAATTCAACACACACTTACGACAAAGAAGACAACAATACAATTCAAGTTTTATACTTTAACTATAAGACTTATATGAATGAAGTTTATAAGGTAAAAGAAACTGGCACTGGTGCAGATAAAATAATACCTAAAGATGATACTTTTAATCCACCACAAGACAAAGAAGGTGGATATAGTAGAATGCTAAGATCTATAGAGACTCTTTATGATGGCGCTATGATATTAGGCACTGACAAATTATTAAAATGGGAGATGGCATCAAATATGATGCGGCCTAAAAGCGATTATACTAAAGTTAAAATGAACTATGCTATTGTAGCGCCTAGAATGTACAATGGTAAAATTGATTCATTAGTAAAGCGTATAACTGGTTTTGCTGATATGATACAGCTTACTCATTTAAAATTACAACAAGTAATGTCTAGAATGACACCTGATGGTGTTTATCTTGATGCTGATGGTTTAGCAGAAATTGACTTAGGTAATGGAACTAATTATAATCCGCAGGAAGCTTTAAACATGTACTTTCAAACTGGATCTGTAATTGGTAGATCATTTACAAGTGAAGGTGATATGAACCCTGGTAAAATTCCTATTCAAGAAATTACATCTGGATCTGGTGGTAATAAAATGCAAGCGTTAATAGGTAACTATAACTATTACCTACAAATGATTAGAGACACAACCGGTTTAAATGAAGCTAGAGACGGTAGTATGCCAGATAAAAACGCTTTAGTTGGCGTGCAAAAATTAGCAGCGGCAAATTCTAACACGGCTACTAGGCATATATTACAAGCTGGCCTTTACTTAACAGCGGAAACTTGCGAGTGTTTATCGCTTAGAATATCTGATATTATAGAATACTCGCCAACCAAAGACGCGTTTATACAAGCTATAGGTGTTCATAACATGGCTACATTAGAAGAAATATCTAAATTACATCTTTATGATTTTGGTATATTTATAGCGTTACAGCCAGATGAAGAAGAGAAAGCTATGTTAGAAAATAACATACAAATGGCTTTACAACAACAGAGTATAGAGTTGGAAGATGCTATTGATCTTAGAGAAATAAAAAACATTAAACTTGCTAACCAACTTTTGAAAATTAGAAGAGTTAAAAAGCAAGAAAAAGATAGACAGCTTCAACTAGAAAACATACAGGCCCAGTCTCAGTCTAACACTCAAGCCGCGCAAGCCGCTGCTCAAATGGACATGCAGAAAAATCAAGCATTAAACGCTGGAAAAGCTGAACTGATGCAAATGGAATCTCAAATGGATGCTCAAAAAATGCAGCAAGAAGTTATGCACAAAAAAGAATTAATGGGATTAGAGTTTCAATATAGCATGCAGCTTAAAGGTATTGAAGTTGATGGTATGAAAAGTAGAGAGAAAGAAAAAGAAGATCGTAAAGACGAAAGAACAAAAATACAAGCTACACAGCAATCAGAAATGATTGACCAAAGAAATAGTGGTAAAGCACCTAAAAACTTTGAGTCCGCCGGTAATGATATACTAGGTGGAGGATTTGATTTAGGCTCGTTTGACCCTAGTTAAAATTATTAATTATTATTATATTATATTATGGAAGAAAAATTAGAAGAAGTAGTCGAAGAGACTACCCAAGAAACAACTGAACAAGTTGATGAAAGTAAATTTGAATCTGCAGGTGATGACGGCGTTATTAAAGTAGATTTAAGTAAACCCCCAACACCAAAAGAAGAAAATGAAACTAAAGAAGATAACGCTGACGACAGCGGAGTGGTTGCAAGCACTGAAGATGCCAAGCCCACACAAGAACAAGAAGAAGTACAGCCGGAAACTGAAACACAAGAAACTCCAGTATTAGAAGAAATTACTGAAGAAGAAGTTGAAGAGGTTGAAGAGCAGGTTGAAGAAGCTATAGCAGAAGCTGAAGCTACTGGAAAACCGCTACCAGAAAATATCCAAAAGTTAATGGACTTTATGGAAGAAACTGGAGGAGATTTAAGTGACTACGTAAAGCTTAATCAAGATTACAGTAAGTTAGATAACGAAGATTTACTATATGAATACTACAAGCAGACAAAACCTCATTTAAACAACGAAGAAATTAATTTTCTTATGGACGATCAATTCGCTTTTGACGAAGACGAAGATAGTGACAAGGAAATACGAAGAAAAAAATTAGCGTTAAAAGAGCAAGTTGCCAACGCTAAAAGCCACCTAGACGGGCAAAAGTCTAAATACTATGACGAGATCAAAGCTGGAAGCAAACTTACGGGTGAGCAACAAAAAGCTGTAGATTTCTTTAATAGATACAACAAGGAGTCAGAAGCAACTCAAAAAACAGTTAAAACAAACTCTGACATTTTTACGCAGAAAACTGAAAAAGTTTTCAACGACAAGTTCAAAGGTTTTGAATATAATGTCGGTGATAAAAAATACAGGTTTAATGTAAACAATGCTGACGAGGTTAAAAACACTCAGAGCGATATAAGCAATTTCACCAAAAAGTTTTTGGATAAGAACTCCGCTTTAACAGACGCTAAGGGTTATCATAAATCTCTATATACAGCAATGAATGCGGATGCTGTTGCAAAACACTTTTACGACCAAGGCAAGGCTGATGCTATGAAAAATAGCATAGCTAAAGCCAAAAATGTTAATATGGATCCAAGACAAAGTCATGGAAAAGTTGAAGCAAGTGGTTTAAAGTTTAAAGTGTTAGGCGATGATGCTAATGATTTTAAGTTACGAATTAAAAACAATAAATAACAAATTAAAAATTAAAAATTAAAAATTATGGCAATTTCAAGTGGAACTTCAGGCGCTGCAGCCTCTCCGGTTAGAGCAGCTCTTGTATCCAATTATATTGATTTTACTGGCTCCACGAATGATTGGAGACAGCAATACCTGCCTGACTTGATGGAAAAAGAAGCAGAGATCTATGGAAATAGAAGTATCTCTGGTTTTTTAGCTCAAGTTAGTGCGGAAGAGGCTATGTCTGCTGATAGAGTAGTCTGGTCTGAACAAGGAAGATTACACCTTACGTACACTCTCTCGTGTGAAAACACAGTAGGTGGTGGTGAAGGTGATACATCTGATAACCTTTTTACTATTATAAACGACATGGATGGAAACAACCCAGCTGCTGGAAACCATGGTGTTAGACTAGGTGATACAGTTATTATCACGCAAGCTGGCGCTACTATAAAAGGTTATGTTAGTGTTGTTAGTGCTACTACTAACTTAATTACAGTTTTACCTTATGGCGCTGCTGATTGTGACGCTGCTGGTTTAAGTGACGATGCTACTGCGGAAGCATTTAGACTAATGGTTTATGGTTCTGAACGCGGAAAAGGTACCGCTGGTAGAGCTACTGCTAACAAGCCATCTTTCAAATCACACTCAAACAAACCAATTATCTTAAAAGATATGTACGAAGTATCAGGATCTGATGCTGCTCAAATTGGTTGGGTTGAAGTAAGTGGTGAAGAAGGACAAAATGGTTACTACTGGTATATGAAAGCTGAGGCTGAAACTAGAACTCGTTTCTCTGATTACTTAGAAATGTCTATGGTTGAAGCTGAAAAAGCTGCTGCTACATCTACTATTGAGAACGCAACAGGTGGTTTAGGTTTATCTGCTTCTACTACTGGTGAGGATGCTGGTACTGAAGGTTTATTTTCTGCTATTACATCTAGGGGTCATGTTTCTACTGGTATTACTGGTGTTAACGCTGCTACTGATTTAGCTGAGTTTGATGCTATTTTAGCTAAGTTTGACGCTAATGGGTCAATTGAAGAAAACATGTTATTTGTAGATAGATCTACTTCGTTAGCAATGGATGATATGTTAGCTTCTATGAATTCTTACGGAGCTGGTGGTACTTCTTACGGAGTATTTAACAACTCTGAAGACATGGCTTTAAACTTAGGTTTCTCTGGTTTCAGACGTGGATCTTACGATTTCTACAAGTCTGACTGGAAATATCTAAACGACAAAGGCACTAGGGGTGGTTTAAACGACACTGTTAACGCAATTAGAGGTGTTGTTATTCCTGCTGGTGTATCTTCAGTTTATGATGAGGTTTTAGGTAAGAATATGAAACGTCCTTTTTTACATGTTCGTTATAGAGCTTCTCAAACTGAGTCTAGAAAAATGAAGACTTGGGTTACTGGTTCTGTTGGAGCTACTACATCTGATTTAGATGCGATGGAAATGCACTATTTATCAGAAAGATGTTTAGTTACACAAGGCGCTAACAATTTCATGTTATTGAAATAAGCGCAATTATTTTAAAGAGACTGGGATTAATTTCCCAGTCCCTTTATTTTTATTAATTTTATTATATATTATATTATGGCAAAAAAAGAAAACAAAGGCATTTTTAACAAAATGCAAGACGCTTTTACTAAAAATGAAGAAAGCGTTGATCAAACATTAACTGTAGAAAATACAGAAGTGGAAAAAACTAAACCGGTTGTAAAGCAGCCAAAAGTTAAAACACCCGCGGTGGAAACACCAAAAACTAAAAAAAATACTTGGGAAATTAAAGATAGAATGTATTATTTAAAAGGCAACATGTCTCCTTTAACTTACTCTGTGAGAGCATCAAATGTTTTTTATTTTGATGAAGAATTAGGATATGAAAGAGAGTTAAAATACACGTCTAATCAAAGAACTCCCTTTGTAGATGAAATGAAAGGCGATCAAAGACTAGAGCATATAGTGTTTGAAAATGGATCGTTATTTGTACCTAGAAATAAAACAGTTTTACAAAAACTTTTATCATTATACCATCCACACAACGGCTCGTTATTTTTAGAACGTTTACCAGAACGAGAGGCCGCTAGTGAAGTTGAAAATATAGAAGTAGAAATTGAAGCGTTAAACGCCGCTCAATCTTTAGACATAGATATGGCCGAAGCAGTTATGCGTGTAGAGATTGGTTCTAAAGTAACTAAAATGAGTTCTAAAGAACTTAAAAGAGATTTATTACTGTACGCTAAAAGAAATCCTGAACTATTTCTAGATCTAGTAAATGATGATAATGTAATGCTTAGAAACTTTGGTATTAAAGCAACTGAAATGGGTATATTAAAATTATCTTCTGATCAAAGAACTTTTACTTGGGGTTCTAATGATAGAAAACTAATGAACGTTCCTTTTGATGAACACCCTTACTCAGCTTTAGCCTCTTGGTTTAAAACTGACGAAGGTATGGAGATTTACTCCAATATTGAAAAAAGATTAAATTAATCTAACTGTAGATGCAGTCGCTCTACGGGGCGATTGCAAATACAAACTAAAAAGAAATTATGGTAAATATAGACAGAGTAT